AATAATAACATCTTTGTAATCATCAGGGACTTGTAGAAAGTCGTTAGGGTCAGACAGGTTGAGGCGGTTCTTGAAGTACTTGAACCTAATGATATATGCGCCCACGGGCTGCAGAGTGTTGACGATTGGGGGGACGCGGCCCGTGGTTGTGAGGCCAGAGGTAGGTTCAATAAAGTCCGTACCAATGGCAATCGGGGTAACGTTCTGGAGGGTTTCAGTACCTTCGTTTGTTACGCGACCATTAACAATAACCGCGACACTAGCATAAACATTATAGCCGTTATACATCTCACCAGAGGTGGAAGAGGGGATTGGGACGACAGGGCTTTTAATAACTGCCAGCTTGTTAGCTGAAATGAATATCTGACCGCCTGCTTGAGTGTTAGCAATGATGTTGCTTGAAGCTGTGCTTTCGCCACCGAGTTGGTCCGTGAATGTAACCTTAACGATATAGGTGCGGGCAGCTAACGCACCACCTGTAGTGGTGGTCATTACTGGAACTTGAGGGAACGGTTGGTTGGTGTTCTCGTTATCTGGGGCCGGGTATATCTCAAGGATGTTCGGGTTGTTGGGATTCTGGATGAAGTTGGAAGGTAGCCCAGGGCGCTGCACTCCCGAAGGGGTGATAAGGTTAGGGCCGATAGGCGGAGATGACAGCCACTTCAATCCCCGCAGGTTGGTGATATCGTAGACTTCCTGCTTGTTGATCTTATCAACGTCGTTCAAGTGGAGCCCTGTATCAACAGTTCCAGGCGGCTGGTCTTGAGCCTGGCCAAGCCAGTACTTAGTTTGACCACGGTCGGTCAGAAAATACAAAAAGTCGCTGGATAAAAAACTCCAACGACTAAACCGCAATACCTGTTTGTGAACACGGTTCGTGTAATCAATCAGAATGCCCAACCCCGGGTTGGTGGTTGTAGACAACTGAGAGTGAATGTCCTGAGACGTTCCATTCACTATATCTTGGACCTGCGGGAAAGTAGTATAAGGCATTAGTATCCGCTAACTACGATTATTGTAATTTCGTTGAACCAACGGCTGCATTAACTTTTTCGTAAGTACGCATCCCACCTAAGCCCAACATACCCAACAACAATGTCATTAAGGTGCCTAGATCAAGGGTAGGGAACGCTGTAGGATGTTTAATTAAAGCTGAGACCCAGGTAAAGATAGGGCCAAGGATAAACTGACAAGCGAGCCCGGAACCACATATCCACCCTATAAAGGGTCTCCAACCAGCAACAAAGATACTTGCATTAGAGGCTTCCTGCTTATCAACTTCGATTTGAGCAGTGACCTGTTGGACTAGTTGCTGTTCCAAGCCAAGACGAATAGTTTCAAGTTGGGTCTGCGCTTCGAGAGCTTTCTCAGGCGAGACTTTGAATACTCCAACTATCTTTGCAAATGCATCACCTATTGACCCGCCGATGATACTTGAGATGTCGAACCCCATGTGATTGTCCCTCCTTGCTGATTTTGGTTATTGCTTTGGTAGTAGTAATATGGAGAATAATATGGAGGTTGGGGATAAGGATAACATGGAACATAGTATGGTGTTGCGTACCCACCACGCCCACAATGTGGGCATCGCCCACAGTGAGGACAATCGCAATTAACAGGACTGGACACGGCGTAACCACCCTCTCAAGAATGTGTATAGTTCAGGTTTCTGAGCGACTAGATTAGTATAGTAATGACTCTGACTTGCTCTGATCTCTGGAAGAAGGGTGCTAGCAAGGGACCCATTTATGGTGGATTCTGTCGCTCGTCCCCATTTTCCATCCACTCCACAATGTTCGCCCACGTCATTTAGAGCGATCTGGCAGAGCGTGATTGCTCGTTTCAAGCCCATGTTCACGGACATGTCGAGCAACTTTGTTGCCACGTCTTGGTTGTTCAGGTCGCCGTATAGCCAGTAGTCGTGATGGTAAATTGCAGCGGCTGCGTCTGCCGTCAAGTGACGGACATCAACATCAGGGTAGGCTCGTTGGGATATCCCGAAGTTTGTTAAACCGCCAGGGTCACGGGGGTTGTCAACCAACCCACCCTCATTGGCAAGGACTACTTTAATGGCGACGTTGAAATCTGTAGGCATGGGTATTAGAAGTTCGGGTTAGTCGCCGGGGTTCTGCCCATCTTCTGCATAATTTCTTTATATCGAATGTCGGTCTGGGGTTGCATGATTCGCATCTGGGCTTTTAGGCCGCCGTCAATTTGAGTACGAAGCTGTTCGGCTATAACTGGATCAACAAAGTGCTTGCCAGGGCCGTACAGTTCAAAGTTTAGCCGGACGCCATCGTGGACCTGGCCAAACAAGTCGTGCTCAGGAACGGTGATCCATTCCCAATTGGCTTTGTCCCTAGCATCTTCGATGCGTTGCTGGGTTACATTCAGCTTAGGTGCCGTCGGTGCTGGAACCTTATTGCTGGTCGCTGCTTTCACTTCTTTTACTTCAGTGCCGATTGTGTCAGCCATTGGATTACCTTATTCCTTGTGGGAAGTTTTGAAAGTAGGTAGGGGGAGGGGTAGTACCTCCCCCACCTAGAAGAGGGTCAATTAGTTCGTAACGGAGTTCTGTCCAGCAGACTGAGCCGCGTAAATCCAGTTTTGGTTGGTGATGATCGCTTTGAAAGCGAACTTGTAACCCAACTTACGGGACTGTTGCAGTGTGTCAGTCTGTCCGCCAGGAGCAGCCGCATACACGCGGAGGTTCTGGAGGTCAGTGATTTGGTAGGCATTGCGGCCAATGGCGAAGCTAAAATACGCCTTGTTCGCACGGCCAGCCGTCGCTGTCGTGACAGGGGCAAAGCCAGGAGCGTTCGACTTAACGAAACGGAATCCAGCGAGCTGTCCGAATTCACCGCGCCAGATATTATCCGGCTTGGACAACTGGTGGGAAGCCTTCCAGTCGGGGTCCTGTTGCAGCACAGCATGGACCTGAGGGGCAACCACGAAAACATAGTTCCCATCATCATACGGGCGAGCGCCCTGATCCATCAGGTTAGCGTGAATGGCCGTCGAATCGACATAGCCGAGTTTGTCAGCAGCCGTGATCGTGGTCGCGGTCTTGCCGTTGGGGAAATAGGTAGAGGTCGCAGCAGACAGAACGTTGAACACAAGAATGTCATACGTTTCCGCAGCGTGCAGCCCAAGGACATACAACGCACGTCCAACCACATCATGCTTGGAAGTGAGTTCCGCCAGGTCAGACAAGCGCAGCACGAGGCCGTACTGTTCTGCCACAGCGGTAAACTGAGACATCGCCAGACCAGTCGCATCCGGCATAACACCCTCGACCAACTGCGACGGAGAGGTGCTGGTTGTCAGCTTCTCCAAGCGGTTGAACTGGATGCTCTTGCTCGAATTCGAGGGGATGGGGTCTTTGTCGCCGAACTGGTCGAGCACCGTCATCAGGACGGCAACTTCGAGCAGCTTCGCGCTAAAGTAAGTCTGTTGGTCGCTAGCGAGCGAACCAGCAGGGCCGGGCGTACCAGAAGCTCCCGTGATAACTGTAACGATGTCATCACCGAAACCAAACAGTATCCCGACGAGGGACATAAGCTTAGAGCTATTGAACATTTGAATTCCTATTTGTACCCATTAGAAATCTAGTCGAGCCCCTCTCGCTTCCAAGTCCTTGATCGTTGCGCGGATACCGTCGAGAGACTTAAACGAGGGTGCCTTTGCAGCTTCAGTGGATGGGTTTAGCGTTCCGGGTTGTGCGGCGGTTCTAACGGGTTGATTTTGAGATTGAGTCTGGGACTTGTTAGCCGCCAGTAACTCAGGCAGTTGCATCCCTTGGCCAGCGAGGTGAGCGAGCTTATAAAGCCCCGGTAGGCGAGAGTAGAATCGGCTATCAGATTCAGCAGTAGCGATTGCAGAGGCAAGGTCGGAATTGGCTTCCAACGTCTTTTGGTACGCAGGTGAATTGACGAACTTGACAGCTTCCACGTTCTCTTTCCCTACCGTGTCTAGCGCTTGGGTCTTGGCCATATTGCCAAGCATAGGCGCGAAGGGCTTGAGAGTATCCATGATTAGCTTCTGCTGCACCTGAGTGTAGGCTTGTGGCCCGCCCTGCTTGGCTGCGGCATAGAGATCATCAAGATACTTTGTGGGGTTCTGGGTATAGTCGTCGCTTACAACTGGACCACTCGTTGGACCAACGGGTTGATTCGTAATCGGATCAACTCCGGTCGTGAGTGCATATCGCTGACGCAATTGCTCGATAATAGCATCTTTATTGTTGATGCCTTCTTCAGCCGCCTCGCGTGACTTATAGACTGACTTAGCTCCCTTGAGGAAGTACTCCTGCGTAACAGGAGCTGTCTGAGAGACTTGAGGCTGTTGTTGCGTTCCCTGTGGTTGAGCCTGTTGTGCAGGCTGTACTACTGTGGACACTCCATCCGAGGGAAATAACGAATCGAATGTCGCATCGTCGAGTCCGGCAGGAGCATTTTGAAGCTGGATCACTCCGCCCGGAGCTACTTGGTCTACATTGTCTGGCATCGTCGTCCTTGTGAGACTTAGATTTAACTACTATGCGGCTTGTGGCCGCGAAACTTATTTAAGGAATATGAGACCAATACGGTCCACATATTCACAGCATCCCATGCCTTCGACTGCTACCCTGCCGTTTGGCAGGCGGGGACGCTTAGACAACTTCATCATATCTTCTTGGCCGCACGAACTGGATGAGGACTTGTAGTACTCACAGTTCCGGCAGGAGAATTCACCCTTGCCGTCTTCGTTCTCGTAGCCAGTACCTGGCTCGCCTTTGAT